ATTTTCTAAATCACGTTTCTTTTCCATTAGTTTCGTTTTGATTTTCATCTATAATAGTCTGCTTTGCTGACGTAGTAACACCTGACGAAAGATCAGTATCAAAAACTAAATTCAATTGTTTCGCTTGCTCTACCTCATCGGCTCTTTGTGGGAGTAAATCAGATAAGTCATGTCCTTGCTCCGCGACGACCATTGCAACCGTTTTAAATCCTGCTTTTACTGCTTCCTTATTTGCGGCAATCTCTTTTTGTGGGTCTACCCATTCCCAACCTCTAGAGACAAAACGCACACGTCTATATCTGTCCGGGTCACTTTCGTAATTAGGCAGATTCAAATTGCCACTTAATACCGCCATTTCTAACCACGCTTCAAACACTCTTGTATGAAAGTTATCTATTAGATAATTTTGAATTGATCGATATTGTGAACGATCCTCTAACAATGAAAGACGGCTAGAAGAATAATTAGTTTTACTAAAGTCTCTACTTACAGATTCATAACTAACGCCACAACCCGCCGCGACACTACGCAACATCGCCGCCATAAATTCGGGGAACTCCCCATTAGGTGAATCAAAATCAGGGACGGAAATTTGTTGACCTTGATCTAAATATTTAAAGACACCCGGTTCAAATTGTGTAACTCTTTCCTCCTCGTAAACTTCCCCGCCTGGGTCTAGCTCACCTTCTGGACTTGTAATAAATCCCATTAACGAACTTGCCGCCCTTGCTCTTATAACGCTTGCCTCTTGAAATCCGTTTAAGTCATGTAAAGCTTTTAAGCAACTTGCCATCGCTGGAACACCGCGACTTTGTGACGGTCTTTCTTGTTGGAATAGATGAATAATTTCATCAGCGGGAATAATTAAATGCCTTTTCTCTCCAGTTCTCGCAGGGAATAAAGTGTCGCCGGGGTGTTTAGTTAAAAAGCAATAGTTAACAGGTCGGTTAAAATCATTTACCTCGATACCCATCCTGTAAATATTTCCATTACTACTTTTACCCGTGTAATCAGTATCTAATAAATCGGCCTCCATTACCTGCAATGAAAACGGTATAGATGAACGCCCGAAAGGTTTACGAATGATTCTTATAAATACTTCACCATCAACAACAAGAGAATTAACAATTAACTTTTGCATCTCTACCCAACTAAGCCGCCCTGCTACGTCGCATGAATCCGCACGACCCCAACGCTTAAATTTATTTTCAACAACATCATTTAATTTCTGATCTAGTTTTTTACCTCTTTGCTGTTTAATTTGTGATTGAATTTTAAAGCCAACAGGACCAACGACATTAGAGACAATCGACCGTATGGCTTGCCTTCCGTAGGGGTTATCTCTGCAAACTTGGCGTGATCTTTGCCTTAATTGTTTAAGGCTTCCTTTTATCTCAGCGTCAGCCGATGAATTGCCAGCAATCCAATTAGAAGTCAAACGAGACGTTTGCGCCCCTGCATACATTCGCCGCCCTTTTTTAGCTAGTGGCTTGACCTCTTGCTCAGGGGTTGACTTTAAAACGTCAGAAAGTGGGAGTCCTAAAAATGCCATGACTAGAAACGTACGAAGAGGTTATGTGGATTGCCTAAACCGTTAGCAATCATGTTTGCTTTGCGTTCCCGAACAATGGCGGCTTTTAATCGATCTAATCGAACGTGTAACTTATCCATATCTATTCTTTTAAAGGTTCTATTTCCAATGCTGTATTCCTGAGCGCCATCATTAAATTTACGCAGAACTGTTTCAATATTGTCTCTATCTATTTCGTTCTGTGTCCTGCCATCAAATGCGCCCGGCGTTCCTTCATAAGTTAGCTGCGCTTTTACTTCTATTTGTCCCTCATATAGCGTTATTTCATCCCCTGTTTTTGTAGCTCTTGCCTGAAACCACCAATCGCCGGCATCCATAGTAGAAGTAGAAGCCGATGTAATAACAAACTCCCAGCCGTTACCGTAAGCAGTCCCCACAATTTCCTTTGCCTCTCCGCTTGCATTAGCTCTTAGATAATATTTACAAGCGTAATCGGTGTTAGTTACTGACTCATTTAGCCAATTAACCCCCGCCGGATCTCTCCAACGCACCGTATCACCCGCCCTAAATAAACTTGGAATAGGCATTAGGTTTTACCATTGATTAACATAATTCGCCTGCTTAGACGTATTCTTAGAGTTTAGCGTCTTTTTGTCACTTGAATTAGTTGGATTTAAGAGCTTTTTAGCGTAAATATCGAAAAATTTACCTTTAGGATGACGTTTTAAGAGAAAACTATAGGCCGCGTAGGCATATACGCAACAATCCAACGCCTCAACAGCTTGATTAGGTTTCTTTATATATACGGGCGCTCTAAATCCTCTACTGTTTGCTTTTAATACTCGGCGTTCACCTGTTAACTGCTTAAAATAATCCTCCCCTGTTTGCGCGTGAAAATGAATCTTTTCGTTATGTTTTAAACGCGAATAAATCACATCTTTAATAGTGTCAGTACCAACGGCATAAAGCGTAAGACCTTTTTTTAATACTCTCCCCCTGCTGTTTATATCAACCTTTGCACCTTTACCAATCGCAGGTTTCCCAGACTGTGAACTTCCCTTAATTGCAATAACTCCGACCCCCTGACGCTCTCGGCAATACTGATAAACAGATTGAGTGGCTAAACCTCCTGAGTCAATCGCACACGCACTAACTTTTAATTTTGTTCCGCTTGGGTGAGGCCAATCAGCAGTTAATAAAACATCTAAACCAGCCCATACACTCCCTTGGTTCGGATCTCCAAAAATGATGTCATGTTGAATTAAGTACATATGTTCATCAGCAGCAAGCCCGAAAATTGACACCTCGATTCTTTCCCGTTCTGATCCTCCCCCGCCTTGTACATCTACCCCCATGACCAAGCAAACAACCTCACTAGGCAATTGACCCGGTAAATAACTTTCACACTTTTCTAATAATGCCTCGGCGTTTAATTTTGATTGATACGATTCATCAAAGGTTTCAGCAAGACGAGTATTTATAAAAGCCTTTAACAAAGGGGCGTCATCCTTAGCTCTAAGAAACTCTTCCGTCATTTCTGCCCATGACAGCCACCCAGCGGGACTATATAAAGAACTCAACTGAAACCCTGCTGTTTTCCTCTTCATTTCCTTTTGTGCTCTCCATTCGCCTTGTCTTAACATCGCTGTTTTATGTGTTTCATCAAATCTTTCATTGCACAATTGACATTCATATTTAGTAGTTTCAGGGTCTTTATTTTCCCACTTAATTTGTGCCCAATTCAACCAAATCATGCCACCACATGCGGGGCATTTAACGTAATATTTCCTCATATCCGAATGAGTATATTCTTGTTCAATCCGACTAAAATCTTTAACAGTAGGGGTACTAGTCATTAATATTTTTCTACGTGCGAATGTTGTTGTTCTTTTCTCGGCAAGCACGCAAGGATCACCTTCAGAAACTCCCCCAGAAGTGGCAACATCCATTTGGTACGAATCTATCTCATCCATAAATAAGTACCTACAAGGGGCACTCCTTAGCCCTGTAGGTGAGTTGCTTCCTGTTAATAATAATATTCCGTTTGGGTACTCTTTAACGAACATAGAATTACTTGCATCCCTTGATTTTCTAGGCTCTACTTTTGCTTTAATACACGGCGTTTCTTCAAATGCAGGCTCTAACCTTTGGCGGCTCATCCTCTTAGCCATATCTATTGATGGATTTACACAAAGTAAAGGAGCCGGGCAGTGATCAATTGTATAAAGTAAAAAGTTTATTCCCGCTTCTGTTTTCCCTGTTTGCGCCCCAAACATCATGACAACTCTTTGAACATCGGTATTTGTTACCGACAAACAATTCATAGGCTCTTCTAAATAAGGCGTTCTACTTGTTCGCCACGGTCCCGGCTCGCTTGAGCCTTTACTAGAAAGTCGTCGGTGCTTATCGCTCCACTCGCTAACCGTCATCGGGGGAGGCTGGATAATGCCCTCTAGAAATCCTTTCTGAAATGGGTTCATACTGCCTCTACAAATCTTTCTAAACAACTATGAATTTCTTTACGCATAACTGAGTCAATTGCCGTAGGGTCCGTTTCACTAGCAAATAAGTTGCTAACCCGATCAGGCAACGTCATAAATGCTTCTCGTATACCAACAGCTATTTCAAAACTTTTCTTCTCAACTTCCTTTGCACTTATCAATTCTTTTTTTTGTTGCTCTACCTGTATCCTTGCTAGTTCTGCTGTATAGAACTCTTTCTTCGCTCTTGAAATATTGAAATCAGGTATCTCATCGGCTGCCATTTCCTCAACTTGTTTCTTTAATTCTTTTTTTGTCTGCGCCGTTATCGGGCTTGGAGCTGGAACACTATTTTGATCCCATAACTTCACCGCTTCATCTTTGTTAAGCAACTCCCGACCGTTTACCTTAACAATTGCGTCTTTTAAAATTCCAGTACGTCGCCTTTGAGAAACCGCTGATCTACTAACGCCTTTCAGCTTTGCTAAGTCTGCAAAAGTAATGAACATTTAGCCTATTTGTTAAGTCCCTGCGCTTACATAGTAAACCAACTTGCAAAGTTGTTAAGGTCGCTAAATTTTTCACGCTAAAAAAATATCGAGCGAACGAACGACCAGATCGGAAGAG